TTGCATGGACCAATTGCTATTTTCTTATCTCCAAATCTCACCTTAACCTGTTCAAGGGCAGATTGAAGTTTCTCATTCTTCTCTATTTGAGTACTATCAGATAGAAGGTCATATATGTATGTCGATTTTGGCTCAATTGCAGTCAAAATTACACCGCATTTCTTAAACTCGATTCCTTCTTGAAACAGCTCATTCATTCGCTTCATTACAGCCCGGTTCATGACGGCAGCACAATCAGTCGGCTCAGTAAATCCGATATTGATCGACTTGTTATAGAAAGGCCTGCTCTTGTCAAAAGGATTGGACTGGGCAAAAGCAATCACACAACCACAAAGAGATTCATCTTCTCTTAACCGCTTAACAGCATTCTGTAGGTAATCACTCATTGCCTCAGATAATGATTCAATATCGGTTACCCGTGCGCCAAATGAGCGTGATGAAATGATTTGCTTCTTGGTTGGCGCAGCCTGCTCAAGTTCGATACATGAAATCCCTTGCAGTTCCATAACAGTCCTCTGCATCACCACAGAAAATAGTTTTCCCATTTGATGTGAATTAGACCTAGCTAAATCAAGAACAGTATTAACACCTAAGCTTTTTAGTTTTTTACTATGCTGACGACCCACTCCCCAAACTTCGGAGACATCAATCAGACTAGAAAAATAATCACGATGTTTAGGATCCATAGAAACCAGATCACAAACACCATTGAAGCGTTTTGCTTTTTTAGCCATATGATTGGCAAGCTTTGCTTCGGTCTTTGATCGACCAATACCGACACAAACCGGTAATCCGATCCACTGCAAGATCCGCTGTCGCATATTTTGCGCATTTTCAACCAGGTCATAATTTTCAGAATAGGCAGTAAGCCTTAAAAAGCACTCATCAATCGAATAAACTTCCTGCTCACCTGGCGCCACGTAATCAGCCAGAATCGAATGGAAACGTTGAGACATTTCAGCATACAAAGCATAGTTACTCGAAAGTACCTGTACATTATGTTTTTCGACAATATCCCTAACCTGGAATAGGGGAACACCCATCTTAATACCAAGATCTTTTGCTTCTTGGGAACGTGCAACTGCACAGCCGTCGTTATTTGAAAGAACAATGACCGGCACATCTTTAAGTTTAGGATTAAATAGGCGCTCACAGCTTACATAGCAATTATTTACATCAATGAGCGCGTATATTTCATTGTTATAGCTCATCTGAATTTCTTGATTACATTTGTGACTACACCCCAGATTTCAAATTGCTGACCTTCTTGGGGATGAATATCTGGATAACCCTCATTCTCAGCTTTCAACCAGCAACCTTTCGCATCAATAATTAGCCGTTTCACTGTCAATTCATTATCGATACTGGCAATCACAATATCTCTATGCCTAGCCTGAATACTGCGATCTACAACCAAGGCGTCATTAATATCAATTCCTGCATTTAGCATAGAAAGAGAATCCGCACGAACAATAAAAGTAGCATTCGCATTATTAATGAGGTACTCATTCAGATCGATTTTTTTATCAATATAATCTTGAGCGGGCGAGGGGAATCCAGCTTGAACGCGTTCGGTTGCCAAGGGTATTTCTATTTTTGTGACAGGATCAAACTGACGGATATCACTAATTTCATTTTCTTTTTTAAGAGATTCTAGGTATTCTTTAATATCAAGAATTTTAGATTCAGGCACTCGAATAACTTTAGTCTCTTCAGACTTTTTTCGACCTGCCCCGGCTCGAAAACCCCCATGAGTACTGTTCATAACTTTACGACTCCTTGATTTTTGTAACAATAATCAAGATTGTAAAGACTCGATAAAAATCAAACAAATAAAATAAATCTTTTAAATTCAAAGATGCGTCATAGAATGACGCAAAATTATGATATTTCGGATGAACGGTTACAGTGCTAATTGACTTGGTAAAGACTCTTAGCCAGAGCTGCACAGCTCACTCAATTGCGACGAATGTGAATGTGGGGATATGTGTTGGGGTTATTTAATCCTTCCACCCATCCACAATATCAGCCCAATCCTGCATCATTTTTCTGCGATCTGCTAAGTATTTAGCATGGTTATAAGATGCGCGGGTTTTATTCTCATCAGCATGAGCCAGTTGGGTTTCGATCCACTTTTCATCATAGCCAAGTTCATTGAGCAGGGTGGATGCTGTAGCGCGAAAGTCATGTGCTGTGACATTCTGCATAATGTACTGCAAGGCTCTATTTATGGTAGTAGCTGGCATCATCCCGCCATTATAGACACCTTCAAAAACATACTTCTTACGGCCCGTGAGCTTCTTTTGTTTTAGTAAGAGTTGATAAACCTGCTCAGACATTGGAACCACATGCGTTCTATTTTTTTTGGTCAGGCGCATGCCTTTTTTCAGCTGTTCTCGCGTCTGCTTTTCAAAAGTAATAGTCCTTTCCTCAAAATCAATAAATGACCATTGAAGTCGGCGCGCTTCAATTGTGCGAAGCATGGTATAGAACAAAAATAAAATAGAATTAACAGTTGATTCAGCACCGCCATAACTATCGATTCGCGCTCTAAACACCTTTCGTTCAGCCAAACTTAATGGTCTTGCATGCTCCACGTCTGGCCGTGCTATCACCTCGCGTACCGCATATGTCGGATCGTTCTCAGCTCTTAATGTCGCAATAGCATATCTCATCACAGAGCCAATCTTTTTCCTGTTTTCAATTGCTGTGACTTCACCAGTGCCACGGTTATCCTGACTTTTAACGCGCTTGACTGTATTCTGCATAATTTTCAAAACATCAGCAGAGGTCACATCTTTAATATTTTTATGCCCAATAACTTTATAAATATCCTTTTCCATTGCGCGATGAAAAGCATCTACATAGGTTTGGGATTTATCCTTTAGACGATCCGCAGCATACTCCTTTGCGATTGCCTCGAAACTGTTTTCATCACAAAGCATGGCAGCCTTTTCTTGTTGGCGATGCACAGCTGGATCAATATTGTTTGCAAGCAGTGATTTGATTTCGTCTTGCTTTTGACGTGCCTCTGCTAAGCTTACGATAGGATATTCACCAAGACTAATCATTGAGGCTTTTCCTGCATACCTATAGCGCACACGCCAAAGCTTTGTACCGGTCGAACGAACCTCAATACACAGCCCACCCTGATCAGCAATACGGTATGCTTTTTCCATTGGTTTTAGTTTTTTTAGCTTGGTATCGTTAAGCATGTGAGTAACGCAAGAGATTAAATATTGTTACTCACTATATTACTCACAAAAGCGATTAATACAATTTAATTCTATTTAACGGTATTTAAGTGGAAATGCTTGAAAATAAAGACATAGGGATTTTGATTTAATGGTATTTTACAGTATTTAATTATTATGATAATTCTCGATCATGAGAAGCATATCGCACGTAACCTCTTGAGAATTATGAAAATGAGTATCTTTATTTCTAATCGTTACTCACTATGTTACTCACTTTTAGAAAAGTGACTGATTTTGCAGGCATTAAAAAGCCGCTAATCAAGCGGCTACTTTACCAGTTTTTGAATGCCTTGTGACAACTTCGTTCACATAACTATTTAGATAGTAACTTCGTGGACCATCTTTGCTTGGCTGGTCAATTTCTCCTTTTTTAATCCGGTCATACAAAGTTGGTTCGCTCATGTTCATGCGCTTCGCAAATTCCTTGATACTCACTCGGCGCTCATCTTGATTTGCCATTGCTCTTTTAAGCTCCTGCATTTCATCAAAAATGGCTTGGAGTAGATTATGCTCAGATTCAACTATCACTTTTCACCTCCATACAACTCTCTACATCCGCAATGGCTCTTTTCAGGTATTTCTTGTGGCGACTAACCTTTACCGCCACCTTGGCATCAGCTAAACCACCCCAACTTGCCACCAGCTCATGACTCTTTACCAGCTGCTTCAATTGGTCGGTATGAAACGAAAGACCATCCTCTAGACTGCAAAAACCAAATCCCATCTCAACCAGTTCTTTTGATCTTTGAAGTCCATTCTTCTGAAAGTATTTCACTGCATCATTCACGACACTTCTCCCAAAGACTTCACCACACCACTCGGCAATTCACTCAAGTAGCAGGTAAACAGGTGATACAGCTTATCCGCATTACTTTCATCCACCGTGATAACCCCACCAGTGCCAGACTTAACACGCTGACGTGACCAGCCGCGCATGTGATACGTGAACTCATTGTCAAAATCCACCGCGTTTAAAATCGCATTGAATGAGTCAACATCACCGGCAGACCATGTTTCGTTGTATGGCTTATCTTTGGCCACAAGGTTGTCGATCTGAAGCTGGGCGAACTGCACGTTGGTTAATTGAATTTCAGTCATTGGCTGGCTCCTGTGGTGCATCGGGTAAGGGCATCCAGAATTTAACCTGATCTTTACTAAGTATCGGGTTGCTTGCACCCATGTCATACATAACAAATTCATCCTTATACAGGTACGAGAACTCAGCTATTCCCACTCCATAAATTCCAGAAATAATAACCTTCTGGCCTTCTTCTGGTGGCTGAATTGCTGTTTCAATCCATTCCGGCACCGCTTGGGTTTTGGCTTCCTTCCAGGCGGACCAACTAAAAAGAAGTGCTGTGATTAATTTTCCACACTTCTTTTCAATGTCAGCAGGAACATCAGTACGTTTGATGTATGCTCCAAATTCAAAGAAGGTGTATTGCGCAACATGCTCAAGGCGTTTAAAGCATTCAGACTGCTCAAATTCAGCTTTTAATTTTTCAATATCCATCACGCCACCTTCACATCTAAATAATCAGGGTTATCCAGGTGTTCTTCATATTCATCGAATAGCACCTGACATGCCGCATTACCTGTTAAATCTTTCTTTAAGAGCACGTAACTCAGTGTCTTGCGTGTGCCTTTGCCGCTAAATGTCGAGCTGCCATCCGCAAGTTCATTTTTGGTATAACCCAATTTTTCTAGCCACAACTTGAAACCAACTTCATGCTTCTTTTTAATTCTGAAAATCATCTGTACCCCCAGGTGTTCGCAAAATTTCGAAGGCAATCATCAATACCGAATAGGTTGATGTTGCGGTAAGTTCTAACCCGACCTTTGTGCTGCACAAGCAGCACGCGGGTCATAGAAGAGTAGGAATAACTCATGAAGCCTCCCCAGTTTCAGCAGCTTGAATCAAGGCATCTTTGCGCTGTGCATACAGGCTAAGTAGTTCCTGATGATCAGCTGGAAGTAATTTAGCTGCAGGTATCGCTGGTGCTAGTCGTTCTAAAGTTTCTACTGAATCCATGTCATAGATCCGATTGATCAGAACCTGTTTTTTCTTCTTGTAGAAGAGATCAATAGGGGCACTACCATGTTCAGCACTTTCCACTGATGCTTGTTTGCGTGCGGCATTTTCAATTTGATCAAACATACTTGGTTGCTGAGCTTCAATGACTTCATCTGCGATTGGTTCAGGTTCAACCTTCGGCGTGTATTGCTCTGGATCCAGCTCAAGCAATTTATCTTCCGTAAGCTTGCATAAGTGCTGTTGATCTTTTTGATCTAAGTGTCCATTGGCCAGAAATACGTGACGGAATGAAAGAACGTCATCCTCCTTAGTAAACTGATCAATTTGTGCAGTGAACTTTTCAACAAGCTTTACCCGGTCGGTTTCAACTGAATCCGCTTCAATTTCTGTAACTGGAGTTTCAGTATTAATAGTGGCTTCTTGCTCTATGGCTTCAATAGGCTGAATCACCTCTGGCTCAGGCTGTTTTTCAATATCTGGTACAGCATCACCTGGGCCAGCTGGAATGCCAGCCTGTTCAGTCTCATTCTTAGCTTTGATTGAGCGTCTCTTTTTGGGTTTGCCTGTATTGTCTATAGTTGGGGGATAGACAATAATTCGACCAAATAGCTCACCCATTGCCACTAATTGTAATTCGGCATTTTCTTTATCCGCCTGAGCAAAACCATTGTCGACAGCTTTGAAATACTCCATGCACTGTTTGCTGTATTTAACCTGTGAGATATGGTCAGGATGAATAATAAAGATTTCCTGATCTTCCACGACATCATCAAGAGTCAAAGGCTTGGTAAATGTAATACCAGCCAGCTCCATTGTTTCAACCTTGATGTAGAACTCATAGCCTGGCATAGCGAAAATCGTAGCCGGGAATTGAGACAGATCATCAAAATCCATTAACTCACCAGCTGCACGACACATGATATTTCGGCCAGCCATCATTGCCTCAAAAGCTTCTTTGCTATTTAAAATTTTCATGCTGTCATTGCTCCCTTAGCTACTTGTTCTATTTCATTTTTTACGGCTTCAAATTTGGAAGCTTCTATCTGGTTGAGAGCATCAAGCCCTAAGTGTTCACACACTGTTTTCGCATCAAGGCCACAGGTGTCGATGAAGTCTTGCAGATCAGCAAGCTGCTCATCAGAAATGCCATTGAACTCTGGTGGATCTACCCAGGCATTACGTTGTTTATCAAACGTGCACTTCATTTCTAGAGCACGGCGAACTAATTCAGCACGCATATTCTTGTAATACAGATGAGTGTCTTCAAGAGACTGAGTGAGCTGATTTAGATCACTCGCATACTGGGCCTCACCACAGCTTTGTACCCAGTTTTCTAGATCTTCTTGAGCCTTGATTGCGGCCAATTGATCTGGTGTCAGGGTATTGATATGGTCCTTAGCCTGTTTGATAAGATCGGCCAGAAATGTAGGGCTGGTCTTTAGATCCGGCACCCATACTTCACCAGTCTCACCGCCTAAACCACCCGCATTTTTAGCGTGATGGGTAGGGCAAGGCTTAAAGCTAATTACCCGGGCATTCTTGCCTTCACCAGTAGTGACTGTGGTCAAATAGCCCATAATGTCAGCAATGCGATATAGCTCATTTCGGTTCTTACCACCCAGATCAGGGCGATAAATTACTTGGTCACCGCTTTGATCTTCAGAAGCGTGAGCAATAAACACCACATCTTTTCCTGAAGCGATCAGCGTATTCACGTACTGCTTAAAGATGTTGTTGGCCAAGCCCTGGGCTTTAAGCTTTAACGATCCATCTTTTTGTTTGTTGGTCGCATTCAGCATTAAATGTGTTTTGATGCTTTCAAGCATTGCACCGACGGTATCAATCACAATGGTGTTATATGGTTCAAGATCAGCCATTGTTAGGTTTGCAACATCAGACCACTGGTGAGCCTGAACTACAGCACCGCGACGCAATTCACCAGTACGGTGAGAACCTTTGTCAAAGTCGAATGAAATAGCTTTATCACCCGTAAAGCCGATAGAGGTTTTACCCAAGCCTGGATCTGCATACAGGTAAACAATAATTGCCTGAACTAGCAGCGCTTGATTCGCTGGAATAATATTAATCGCCATCTCAACGTACTCCTGCAGAACGGTTTTTGCGCTTAAAGTTCTTATAGTCTTCCGATGCAAAGAAGCCGGTACTTTCTAAAACTTGATGACGCTTGTTTTTGCGCATAGCAACACGCGCATTTTCCAGTCCATCTAAAATCCATTTCGGAGTAAGGGATTTATCCATCTTCCTCAATGAGCCGTCCGGCTGAATGGAATAGATAGTTGTGTTGCAGAAATAGTCAGCAATAGTTCCTGAGCTTTTGACACGTAGGGCAAAATAGCTCGCCCGGGTTTTACCCACTCGATAGATTTCAAGTCCTTCAAAGGTCTTGATGTATTCAGAGAAATAACGATGAGTTGAGCCAAATTCTACCGGCATTGGAATTACAGGCAGCTCATCTGCTTTGAATTGCAGGAAACCGGTGTAAAGGTCTACAAAATTAATTTGAGTTCGATCATTTAGAGGAGACCAGTCATCAGAGCCGCATTCACACCAGTAGACCGATTGACCATTCAAAAGCGCCTCAAAGATTTGATCAGCAGAATTTAAAATCATGACTGAACCTCCACCAGACGGTGCTTCATGATGTAGCCGGCGATCATTGAATTGATTTCGCGGTGATCTTGATGATCAGTGAAGTCGTTATATGGATTGCCATTAGCATCGAACACCTTGATTTCACCTAGTTCAACGACTTCTACATTGGTGAATTCGGAACCTGGTACACCATAATCATCCGGGTATGCTTCAACTTCAAACGAAATGATTTCCAAACGGAAACCATCCAGATTTACGACAGCTTCACCGCGCATATCGTCGAGCATCTTTAAAGAGACGATTCCATATTCAGATTGAATATTTTGAGCTGGTGCTACCTGGTCAGTACCAAAGTCAGCAAGATGAGCAAATGCCAAGGCGCTTACAGTTAAGGCAGCGGTAAACAGAGTTACCTTGAAGCTATTGTGTGGAGTTAATTTTGTGTTCATAATCACTTTACTCACAGAGAGAGTGTGGGTCACGCCTCAGGTTGTTCGTTGCAACGCTGGGGCTTTTCTTTGTTTGTGAGATAAAATATACCTGTGAGGTAAAATAAAGTAAATACCTGTTAGGTAAAAATGGTAAAAATATTTTTACTCTTCAGGTGAAATAAGATTTAATAGACAAAAGAAAACCCATCACAGGGATGGGTTGGATGGAGATTATAATAATGACTAGAGAAGAGTTTCGGGCGAATCTATATCAAACATATGTGTCTTTAGGTACACATGATCATGTACTGATACAGGAGTACATAAATATAGCTGAAGCTTATGTATTCGATAATAAGCAGCTCACTATTACTGATCAAGAGGCGATGGTTTCAAGACTTACCGAAAGTCAAAATTAGTTATCTGAACCAATTATCTTCAAGCATTCAGTATAAATTTCTTTCCAGTACTCAACTTCACCGGATCGAATATTATCCTTCATATTTTGAGTTAATTGATGGGACAATCGTGTTTGTATGATTTTATCAGCCATCTCAATAGCTAAGCGTTTTTCTTCAATTGAAGGCATATTTTTCTCCACCCGATCCAAGAGCCGCGTCGGGTTCGCGTTTTTTATTAATTAGTCTCAGGTGATTTGCTTAGGGCTTTATCCTGATACATTTTTTCATCTGCCTCTATTATAGCTGCTGATAGACCGTATGCTGGATTTCGCATTGCAAAACCAATTGCA